AACTCCATTCGCTGATTCTTAATAGGAGATAGCTCATGGCTGATGCAGTAGCTACGCAAACCATACAGGAGGATGGCAAGTTCGCCATCTTCCGTTTCTCTAATACCTCTGACGGAACGGGTGAGTCGGCTGTCACAAAGATTGACGTGTCAACTCTTAGCCCCGACCCAATGACAGGCAAGGCGTGCTCTGGCGTAAGCATTCAATATATCTGGTATGTTACTGTCGGTATGGGCGTTAAGATTTTGTTTGACGCTGATAGCGATGTTCTTGCATGGCAACTGAACGCGGACTGGGGAGACTCTATAGACTTCACTAGCTTCAGTGGCATCCCCAATAATGCAGGCACGGGTAAGACTGGAGATATTGCGTTTACAACTGTAGGCGCTGGCTCAGGTGATACTTACAACATTATCATGCAGGTCAAGAAGAGCTATGACTAAAGCCAAGAAACCAGCTAAGAAAAAGTCAACAGTCAACAAGGCGGGCAACTATACAAAGCCCACCCTGCGTAAGCGATTGTTTAACCAGATTAAGGCTGGTGGTAAGGGTGGCAAACCCGGTCAGTGGTCTGCGCGTAAAGCGCAGATGCTGGCCAAAAAGTACAAAGCGTCTGGCGGAGGCTATAAGGACTAATGGCCCTTAAGAAGTCTCAGAAGTCCCTTAAGAATTGGACTAAACAGAAGTGGCGTACCAAATCAGGGAAACCGTCCACCCAAGGCAAGAAAGCCACGGGTGAGCGGTATCTTCCTGAAAAAGCAATTAAGGCGTTAAGCGCCAAAGAATATGCGGCAACCAGTCGGAAGAAGAGAGCGGACACCAAGAAGGGTAAACAGTTCTCCAAGCAACCGAAGAAGGTAGCCAAGAAAACAGCGAGGCACAGATAATGGCCAGTAGAAAACCTGCAAAAGGAAAGGCGAAGGTTAAGGTAACCGCGTCTGGCAAGAAGGTTAGCTATGGTCAAGCTGGCAAGGCTAAAGGTGGTGGTCCTAGAGTAAAGCCGGGCACCAGCAAAGGCGACAGCTACTGCGCTAGATCGCTAGGAATTAAGAAGCGTCTGCCAAAGAAAAAGCAGAACGACCCCAACACTCCTAACAATTTGTCACGTAAGCGTTGGAAGTGTGTAGGTGCCAAGTCTAGGCGTAAATAGCTATGCCAATTAGCAGAGCGCAGACAGGCAAACAAATCAAGAACGCGCCAAAGACCCGCAGGCGCAAAAAGAAAAAGGTTAAGTGATGGCGACGAGCGGCACATTTGCATTCAATCTCGACCTTAGCGACTCTATTGAGGAGGCGTTCGAGCGTGCCGGTTTGGAGCTTCGTAGTGGGTATGACTATCGCACCGCTCGCAGAAGCATTGATNTGCTTATGCTTGAGTGGCAGAACCGTGGCCTTAACCTGTGGACTGTCAAAGAAGGCACGCAGNCTTTGACNCCCGGTACGTCACGCTATGCGCTAGACGGCAAGATCTTCGACATTATCGAAGCATACCTCCGCACAGATGCAGGCGAGACGACAAGCCAGTTTGATCAGTCTATGTCTCGTATCTCAGTGAGCCAGTATGCTCACCTGTCAAACAAGCTTACACAGTCAAAGCCACTAGAGTTCTACGTGGAACAGACACCAGATGGCATCGCTGTAAACCTATGGCCTGTCCCAGATAGCCAAGAGACGTACACGTTTGGCTACTACTACATGGAAAGAATTGAAGATTCTGGCAAGCCAGCGTCTAACAACATGGATCTTCCAGCAAGATTCTTGCCCTGCTTTGTGGCAGGTCTGGCTTATAAGTTAGCTATCAAATATCCAGCGGCATCAGAACGTGCGCCGCTATTGAAAGCAGATTATGATGAGCAGTGGAACCTTGCGGCAGACTCTGCACGGGAGAAAGCGTCCCTGTATGTTGTGCCCGGAGGGTATCAGTTTTGAGTTACGCTGAAGGCAAGTATGCGTTTGGATTCTGCGATCTAACTGGGTTTAGATACCCGAAGAAAGATCTAGTTCCTCAGATTGTTAATCAGCGTCCTACAGGATTGTTGGTGGGCAGAGATGTCGTTGACCCAGATCAGCCTCAGTTGCAACTTGGTCGTGTTCGTACAGACGACCCGCAAGCGCTACGCAATCCACGTCCTGATCGCGCACAAGCAGAAAGTCGTCAGTTGTTTGCGTTTAACCCTGTGGGAGGCGGCATTACAGAGTTAGGCAGTCAGACAGTTGGATTGGACATTGAGGCTCAGGTGGGCCGCGTAACGGTGGTGACCTAATGGCTTGGACATTAACAACGCTGAAGTCAGCAATACAGGATTATTTGCAAACGACCGAGACCACGTTCGTAAATAACCTTGATACGATTATTACGCAGGCAGAAGACCGCATCCTTAAGTCGGTGCAGTTGCCTGATTTTAGAGTCAATAAGACAGGCACATTGACGGCAAGTAACCAGTACCTGTCTACGCCCTCTGATTTTCTAGCGCCATACTCACTGGCTGTGGATAACTCTGGGTATGAGTTCTTATTATTTAAGGACGTAAACTTTATTCGAGAGGCGTATCCAGATTCTACAACGACGGGTGTGCCTAAGTATTACGCACTGTTCGATGACTCATCGTTCATTCTTGGCCCCACACCAAACTCTACATTTACAGTAGAGCTACATTATTTCTACAAGCCAGAGTCAATTACTACTGCGGCAAGCGGTACTAGCTGGCTGGGTGATAATGCAGAAAGCTCGTTGTTATATGGCTGTTTGCTTGAGGCGTACACCTTTCTTAAGGGTGACCCTGATCTTATGCAGTTGTATGCAACGCGATATGAAGATGCGCTTGGTAAGTTGAAAGCGTTGGGTGAGGGATANAGCACGACTGATAGCTATCGGTCTGGCGCAGTTAGATTGCCGAGGGGCTAATGTTTGAGNTAAGTGTGGCACAGGCTGGCACTGTGAATGTAGTAACAAGTGACAATGGTGGCCTCGGTGTTGATCACTGGGCAGACCGAGCAACAGATACAATTATCTCTGTGGGTGACAAGAATCATCCAGAGATCGTCCAGCAAGCAAAAGCTTACAAGGACAACATCCGTCATGTAATTAAAACCTACATGGAGGAAGCTATTAAAAGTAGCAGAACNAACACCATTGTTGAGCTAGAGCGCAATGGTTATGAAGATGTCGCGGCAATTTTGAGGAAAATCTAATGGCGATCACTCAGGCTATATGCACATCCTTTAAGCAGGAAATCCTGCAAGGGATACACAACCTAACCAACGGCTCTGGCGGTGGCACTACAACCACAACTGGAACCGGCAACACATTCAAGTTGGCGCTGTATACAAGCTCCGCAACACTGGGCGCTTCTACTACAGCGTACTCAGCAACCAACGAGGTAAGCGGAACAGGTTATTCAGCGGGCGGCGGCACGNTAACAAACGTCACGCCAACCACGTCAGGCACCACTGCCTTGACCGACTTCGCAGACTTAACATTTTCCAGCGCAACTATCACGGCACGGGGAGCATTGATATATAACTCCTCTACTACAGCAGGCTCTGCTGATCGTGCTGTTCTTGTGTTGGACTTTGGAGGAGATAAGACTTCTACTGCGGGTGACTTTACTATTCAGTTCCCAACAGCAGATGCAAGCAACGCGATTATTCGTATTGCTTAAGGAGTAAAACATGGCTGATGTCGTCGTCGCCTTTGAGGGTTGGAGTAGTTCCACCCAAGGGTGGGGCGAAGCAGGCTGGGGCCAAGGTATTGCAGTACCGGGGGCAACCGCCTCTGTAGGCTCCGTAACTATTGTTGCTGAGGCTAACGTTGTCCCAACAGGACAATCAGCTACAGCAAGTGTCGGCACAGTTGTTGTTAAAGCTAACGCCGACGTACCCATTCTTACTGGCGAACAAGCGAGTATATCTACTGGCTCTGTAACTATTGTTGCAGGTGCGGTTGTATCGCCCACAGGAGAAGCGGGTAATTCTGCGGTTGGTAACGCCACTGTTGCCGCCAATGCAGATGTTGATGTAACTGGTGAATCAGTCACCGCATCAACCAACGATGTAACAGTTGTTGCTCAGGCTGTTGTCAGCCCAACAGGTGAGGCGGCCACAGCGTCAGCAGGTAGTGTCGCTGTCACGGGCATCGCCAATGTTTCGGTTACTGGACAGGGTGCCACGGCTAGTGAAGGCACTGCTACTGTACAAGCCAATGCGGATGTTCCTGTTACTGGCGAGTCGGCAACATCGGCAGTAGGCACCGTATCAACTATTGCGGGCGCAGTAGTTAGCCCAACAGGTGAGCAGACAGTTGCTCGCGTGGGCAGTGTCAGCATCAAGTTTGGCATGACCGTTGGTGTCAATGGCGAAGAAGCCACGATATCGGCTGGCTCTGTAACGGTTGAAGCTAACGCAGATGTTGGTGTTACAGGCGAAGAAGCACAGTCTGCTGTCGGAACTGTCACATTTGACGCAGATGCCACAGTTACACCGACAGGCGAAGAAGCTACTTCTGCGGTAGGCTCTGTTACTACATCGCTTGGATGTACAGCATTCCCGACAGGAGAGGCGGCGACCTCTGCTGTAGGCTCAGTTACAACATCAAGTCAGGCCAATGTGTTCCCAATAGGATCACAGGCTACAACCGAAATTGGCACTGTATTTGTTTGGGACCAGATAGCTCCGGGACCGGACGGTAACTGGCAAGGTATAGATGATTCTCAAACGCCAACATGGGTTGCTGTTGACGACAGTCAAACGCCCGGTTGGTCTACGATTGACGACAGTCAAACTCCATCGTGGGGTACTATAGATGACAGTCAATCTCCCGATTGGAAGGAAGTTGCGTAGCAACCGTGAGGAAATAAAATGGCGACATACGTCAATGATCTCAGACTGAAAGAAATAGCGACGGGTGACGAGGCCGGTACGTGGGGAACCAGTACCAATACAAACCTCGAACTCATCGGTGAGGCACTGGGCTATGGCACGCAGGATTGCTTCTCATCCGACGCAGATGCAACCACCACCGTTGCCGATGGAGCCACTGACCCGGCTCGCGCAATGTACTTCAAGGTCACCTCTTCAGCGACACTAACAGCTGGTCGCACTCTCACCATCGCACCCAATAC